ATCAAAAGAACCTTTATACATTTGAGCCATCGTAGTATCTTCTAACTGCTGATAAACACGACTACAAGCATAATAAACCAAAGCAAAATGCAAACTAGGACTAGCATCCACATCGCCACCATCGGTTTGCCAATCAAACGGTTCACGATAGCCACGACAAACCAACTCACGAGAATCATTAGGTGTAGGATACAAATGAATAGACCCACCCCACACAGCATAAAACAATGGGTTAGATGGCGAATCATAAGCACCAATATAGGTTTGCTCAGCCATGTCAAAACCAACCATAGACAAACGAACACCAGACTGGGTGTTGTCTATAATGCTGGATATTTGACCCAAAGGCTCACCAGTTATAGTAGAAATCTCATACGCACGAACATTTTCCTGAGTATTAAAAGTAAACGAATACTCCAAAAACGACCAGCGTTTTTCCATGTCCAAAATACGATAGTAACCATCACGGATATAAAGATTCAACAAAGAATCCGACAAATCCACCGCATCCAAATCCGTAATGTCACGAACAGCCTGACGAATATCGGCTGCCGTCATAGTATTATACGCCATCAACAACCTCCGCCAACGCTACGGTTTCCTGCTTAGCCAAACGACGACCATGCCCAGCACAATACTCAGAACCCTTAGTGCGGAAACCCTCGCAAGAATCATTCTCAGCAGAACACTTATTGCCCCGACCCAAATAAGGACCAGACGGTGGAGCCAAAGAAGAACCAGCCATCTGACCAGCAGGCAGCGTCCCATACACAGGAACACCATAAAGGGCATGGGAAGGAACAGAACCGATAATACTCATACCAATAAGGGTTTCGTTCTAATTACTTCTTTTTAAGAAGAAAATCAATCAAATTCTGTTGGGCAACTTTCTTCTTCTTAGGACTTTTAGCAGCATCCACAGCCTTGCGTAACTCACTAGCCTGAACAGACGGACCCTTTTTCAGGGCTGCCAACCGTTCAGCATCTTTGGTTTTACGGATAGCCTCACGCTCCGCATAAGTCAAAGCAGACTTAGGCACCTTTTGTCCACGCCCCATTAACTCCCTGTCGCCCTTAATAACACCCTTAGTCTTATCCGCCTCATAAGACCCCTTGGAGGGCTTAGGAGGGCGCATAGTAGCCTTGGAAGGGACTGCAACAATAGAACCCTTAACATCAACAGGCTTAGCATCGGTCTTTGGCTTGGACAACGGCTTTGAATCAGTGCCACCAGCAATCTTTATAGACCGACGACCCTGACGCTCCGCTTCACGAATCTCGGCAGCAGTCTTAGGCAGAGTGCGACCCTTGAGCGACGGTGCCCGTGTGGGGCGAGGAGGAGTGGACATAACCTTCTTGGGTTTAGTAGGTCTTGGCGGTGCAGGTTCAGGTTTTACTGTACCAGTCGCTAACGGTTTACCAAGTTTCTTAGGCTTAACAGGCGCAGTTGGCTTTACTTTAGGGAAAGCAGAAGAAGGAAAGTCAGCATATTTTGTGGAGTTAGCCACTTCAGCAAATGACTTCAACGACTTCGGCATTGATTCCACTTGACGGGTACCAATCTTGCGTGCAGTTGGTGCTTGGTTTTTTATGATTTTAGTAATCAGTTTTACCAAATCTTTAGGAATTGGAACTTTAACATTAGGTTTCTTAGCCATAATTATTTCTTCTTTATAGTAGGAGCAGAATCAACCGCTTTATTCAACACAGCAGAACCACCAAGAATTGCCGCACCCTTAACAGCACCACGAGCCAGTTTTGCCGACTTATAATACTTAGCGCCCTTAATGGCACTATTTACCACTTTGAAACCTTTACCATAAGGAATAAGCCAAAGACCAGTATTTTTTGCAACATCTTTATAACCCTTACTTGGGTCACCTAACTGCGATTTCATCGTACTTGTAACAGCCTTAACGCTTTTGTTTCCAGCCTTAGAAACAGTCTGTGCCGATTTGTTGCTAACGCTTTGAACTTGATTCAACCTTGCAGAAGCCATTGCCGAACCACCACGAGGTGCAGGTTTGTTAAACAACTTACTTGCAGCGTTAAGAATGTCTTTTAAGTCCTGTGGTTTTTTAGGTGGCACTAGCGGAAACCAGTACGGTCCTGATGTGCACGCAAAACCTTACGGGCTTCACGCTTAGCCTCAGGAGTTGTAGCACTAGCAACAGCCTTCTTCAACTCAACATTTTTCTGACCATCAGTAACAACACGCTTAGCAACACCCTTGTTAATACCAGTAGATTCAGATGCTGCCTTTTTAGCAGCATCCTTACCGACATACTTAACTTTGCCAGTAGTGCTTACATAACGACCAGTACCTCGTTTAGCCATAACTTCACCACGACCAATTTGTTTACCATAAGAAGAAACAATTTTGTCGTCTTTTGCTTTCTGAACAAAAGCAGCAGACAACTTGGCATTTTCTTTACTAGCCTTAGCATTTTTCTTTGCGCCAGATGCTGCTGGTTTGTTTACACTACCATCCCAGTTTTTTCCTTTAGATTTCATCTCAGCCATATGTTTCTTGGACATTCTGGTAGTTGTGTTCATGTCATCCCATTTAGAATCGGTACGCTTTAACTGTGTACGCAATTTTTCACCTCTAGTAGAAGCCTTGTCAACTGCAGCACGGGCAGGATTACCCTTAGGCTGCATATAACCAGTTTTAGATTCTAGTTTTTTTACAATCTTTTTAGCCTGACTTTGTTTAGCCATTCCTTTAGCACCAGAAAGTGCCTTAGATATAATGCGACCTAAATCATCACTGATGGGTCCGAGAGAGATTGCTGGTTTCTTAGCCATAATGTTTTGTCCTAGCCTAGATTATTATAATATTTATGTGAACAAGACAATGGGGGGACACACAATGTGTGACCCCCCATAATGCCCCGTATAATTACGCTGTTTTAGCGGTCAACTTACCCTGACGCTTACGGTTACGAACCGTGAGGTTTCCGTAGCACAAGATAAGTGCATAACGGGCATCCATGTTTTCAGGGCGAACAAACGCCGTGTTTTCAAACCACTTACCAGAATGACCGACAAGTGAAAGGTACTTTGAGTTGATGAAGAACATGGTGCCAGCAGGCGCATGAACATCAAAAGTTACAGGAGCAGACTTGAAAAGCAGGTTCTGGAAACCAGCATCTGCAGTCTTAGTGTCTGTGTAACGCAGTTGTGGCTGCAGAAGTGACTCGTACTTTTCAAACAATGTCTGTGTAGTAAGGACCATGTCTGGATGGTCGTTACCAACAGAAACGCTGTTGTAAGCAGTAGCCATTTGTGCAAGTGTCAAAGCACCAGCAGTGTTTTCTTCGTATGAACGCCAGTATTCGTTACCAGCAGTAGCCGAGTTAATTCCACCGACAGTGTTGCCTGTTTCAATCAAGTTTCCAAGACCGTTCCATGCGTTAGCAGCAGAACCGTCAGCGAAGAACATCTGGTTGAAACCTTCACGCATTGACTCTTCAGCCTGCATGATTTTGGCTTCCAGCAAGTTAATAACTTCCTGTTCTCCGTTGTTCTTGGCTTCTTCAATACCAGAAATGGCGATTGAAGCAGCGTACTGCTTCCAATCAAATTCTGCTGCTGAAATACCAGTCTGAGGTGTAAGTGAAATAGTGTCGTAGCCAGAGTATGCAGCAACAGTGGTGTTCAAACCATGAACCAAAGGTTCAACGATTTTAGAACCGCCGTTAAGCATGCGGATACGACCCTTATTCATAAGGTGGTAGGTCAACGGACGAGCCGAAAACACATTGTCTGTGAGTTGGTCACGATAGTTGGCGAGTGTGGTAGTTAGAATTGCATCAAAATTCGGGTTAGACATGATTTAATTTTCCTTTTAGTTAGTTTTCTAATAGTTGTCGTTTGGCTGCAGCCCAAGCATCTGACACGCTGTTAATAGAAGTAGCAGAATCATTTGTGGTACTAGCAGTGGCAGAACTGCCACCAGAAATAACACTCGCATCACGCTTAGCCTGCACAACTTCAGATTCCTTTAGTTGCGACTGGGCAGCAGCCTGAGACTGTAATTCTCTTTGATTCATAATAACATCAAAAGCCATTTGCTTATATGTTGCTTCCAAATCAGTTGAACCACTGCGAATTGCAGCCTGAACAACTTGGTTTGTGTCAAAATCCTCATACTTAGCCTGCAAGCGAGAAATCTCTTTCTCAATCTGCTGCTGGGACTGTTGTTCCTCAAACTGTGCAAGCCGTTTATCAAGTTGCGATAACTGAATATCCCTAGGGTCCATATCCTCATCATATGAGTCAACCATTTCCTGTGCTTGCGCTTCAGAAATGCCGTAATGGTTCCGTAATAGATTTAAAGTTCCAGCAGGGTCGTTCTCCAGAGCAGTCTGTAGCGTAGCAGCAAACTGTAAAGCCTGCCTTTGTTCCGCTAGTTCCTGTGTCTTTTGAGTATAATCTGCTTGTCGCTGATAACCAGCAATAGCCTCAGTAAAAGAAACATCTTGTTCCTCACCATTTAGTTTAACTGGTACTCTATAATTAGAATATTCAGTCGGGTCTAAATACTGTTTTTCTGTGGTTTGACTTGCCTCGCTGGAATCAGTTGACCCTATGGTGGGTTCTGCGTCAGGTGCGGGTGCGAAAGTATCGCTCATTTTTTCTCCTAGAGTCCAAAGGTTGCTCTACATATGGGATACCCGTTCCTTTTTGGAACTGGTATCACTGTTGTGGAGGCTGTTGTGCCATCATGGCAGCAATTTCAGGTGGCAAACCCTGTGGTGGACCACCTTCAGGAGGCATACCACCCTCTGGTTGTCCCTGCATCGCTGGGTCCATCGGCGGAGGAGGCGTGGACAAGAACCTCTCTGGATTCTTAATATTAAACCCATCACGCAACACATGAGCAGCCAATTCCTGCATATTAACAATACCAGTAGAAGCAAACGGAGTCATAGCGTCAACAAGTTGCAAAGCACCTTGGCGACGCACAGCCTCATTATTAGGCTTGGTAGAGCCACCAACAACATCAAAGTCAAAGTCACCCTCAAGATAGTCACGGTCAAACTGAACCCAAGCAGGTTCGCCATCTTTACCAGTAACACGAACAACCTGCTCACCAGTCATGTACTGCTGAGCCAACATAAGCATATTTTTGGCAACCTTAGAGATAGCCATTTCAATGATAGCCAGTTTATCGGCTGTACGGGCGTTAGCAGCATCTGTGATGGCTGAAACCTCGGTAGCGGTACGGCGAATCTCTGGAAGTCCACCAGTCATAAACTCAGGCAAACCAGTAATACGGTCAATGTCGCTAGAAATTAGTTGTGACTGGTTGTAAAACTCTGGTGGGCTGATGACCGCAGGGAAAGCAGTAACTACACCACCAAGAGGTTCATCACTAGATACTGGAACCATGACATTGTCCTCGTCGGATTCAAGTGCGGTACGACCAAACTGGTCAAACGCTGATTCCTTGTAGAGGTATTTGCGACTGAACCGTTTACGGTGGTTCATCATCTGGCTACGGGTTTCGTTCAACTCACGCTGTAGTGGTTCAATCTGTTCCAAGTCACCAATAGGGTAGAAGCAGTCAGGAACATCAAAGTTGCGTACCATAACAAACGGATGCCCAAAGGCATACGGAATCTTGGTAGGTTTAATAAGGAAACTTTCCCCACCGATAGCAAACACACTAAGAGTACGGTCAACAATATTATAATACTCCCAAATTTCGGCATAACCATAATTCTTGTCGTACACCTTACGAGAAGATGGGTCCTCGGTGTAACGAGACACAGCCATAACCTCAACATCATCCCGTGCAGACTTGTTATAACGCTTATCAGACTTCACATCAGCAATCGGACGGCGGATACGCTGGGCAATCCACTTCATGTCATGAACACTGGTAGCATCCGAGTCCACAAACACATCAAACGGCGACACACGCTCGGCGAACGGTGAATCCTGCAGAATTATAGTGTTGGGCTGGGCTTCACCACCAGAAATAGGGTCGTTGTCGTCGCCTTCCTCACCAATCGCTGATTCCTCAACAAAACGATAACCCGTCTTAACCCAACCATGACCACAAATCAACAAGTCCTTAACAGCACGACGGAACTCATCCTTAATGTCACGGTGACGCCACCAATAGTTAACTACCGCCTCGGCAATGACTGCCTGAGCAGCATTGTCGGGGCTGACAGCATTAACAGTAATCTTAGGGTAGTTAACAGCAATAGCAGGAGCAATAACATTAATAGTTGAAAACGAAATGTTAATCAACATTCTATCTTCATTGCTGTACTGGTCATAATGTTTACCTTTATACAGGTCAACAAGACGACGCCAGACAGCGTCGTACCCCTCATCCTTGCGCCACTTTTTAGATGCCTCTAAATGCTGGCGGTACTCTGTCAGTTTGTCGGATGAGGGTTTACGAGCCATTATTTAGCCGTACGCCCAAACGCTGGGTCTGATGGGTTCAACCAACGCACCACAGGAGGCAGAAAAGCAGCCACTACAGCAGCCCACAACGCCTTGGGGGAGGTTTCACCAGCAATAACAACCGTTAGCACGGTTGCTGTTGCGGAACGGGCATATGATGCCAGTGCACATTTGTTTTCTTTACTGATTTTCATTTCTTTTTTGCTTTCTTCTCTGCTGCTGCCTGCTTGCCAGCAACCTTGTTGCCAACTTTAGCCTGATAAGCAGCACTATTGCTGTATGCCTGCAAAGAACCATCTTTAGCCTTGTAAGTATAGATATTCATTTTAGGGGCTACAGGCTTCTTGGCTGCTTTCTTTGGTGGTGTTGGTTGTTTCATTATTCTTCTTTTCCTTTATGCCAGCCAATATGACCGTCAATTTTAGTTCCAACTTCATCAACCTTATAAAGGACCCGATTAAGGAGTTCCCGCCCCTCGGCATGTTGGCTTGTGTTTTCATTACGCAATTTCTGCATAACAACCATTATAGGTCCACCAATTATGGCAACAATAATAGGCACAAACCATGCTTCCATTAGAAGCCGTAATCTTTTGCAGGGGCAATCGTCATGCCTTTAGCCTTAGCATCGGCAAACATCTTATCTTGCTTCTCACGAACAGTGTCACCATGGAAGTTTTCCTTGCCGTAAGTAAACCCAAGGTTAATACCACGCACATGGCATTTAAAACAAACATCACCACGGCGTTGGGCACCCTCTGCAGTACACGATTTGCCACATTCCAGACAGTTATATTCATATAAACCCATAACAATACAGTACTTGTTCCTTTATTGGTAATTTGCGGTCTTGGAACGAATATTATGACCACCAATCGGTGTTTTACCCGCACTAACCTCACTATAAAGGTGCTGTTCCCACCATAAAAGACTATTTTTAGGTACAGACACATCCCCACGGTACATAGGAAGCCAAACATAGTGAATCATCTGGTTAGCAATAGCCAAACTAATAGTTCTATCGTCATGAGGCGACCCAGCCGTCTTACCATTCTCCTTGCGCACATAGGTCCGCAACTCGGCAATCGTCCTGTAACAGTATAAAGTGATGTCTCCATCCCGTAGGGCTGCAGCCAACTCGTCAATCGCCAGTGGTTTCGTCGCACTTGTTGTGCGCCAACCCAAAGTCTCAGACTGTTCAGGATTACGCTGGGACAACCGACGCTGACGGTAAATATTACGGTACCCATACTTTTGGGATGCCTTGAGAGTGGTCAAACCGTGGTTGTTGGACTCCACACCCAGCAAAGCCTGATTATACCACCAACCAATATCCGACAGTAACTCACCAAACAAGTCTGGCTCTATATGTCCATGCCAAGTAGCAACAATCTCACCTGTCCCCGCATTAATAACATGAGCAGAACTGTAGTCGCCATGGCTCAAGCCTTCGGCGACATCAGCCCCAATCACATAAACACAATCAGCCCTAGGAAAATCCCATACGCTAAGATTCCCGTCATCCCCATCACGGAATTCATAGTTCTTATTAGAGTAAACATGAAGATAACCAACGAGTGGGTCAATAGTGCTAAAAGTATCAAGCAAATCAATATCAAACACAGGATTACCAGACTTAACAAAAGCCTCCTCAGGGGACCGTGGGTATTCTTGATGCAACTGCCAACTAGGCATGTTTTTTGTTTTAACTTCATACCAATCATCATCACGGTCACCTGCACTCCACGGGAAGAAAATACCTTCAAACTGGTTGGTACCTGTTTGGGAACCAACCCATAACTGGTGAAAGAAGTTACCCGAACCATTAGCCGTGGACAAACCAATCACACGACCACCCACATCGGCAATCGGCTCAATAGAAGCCCACGCCTCCTCAGGGTTCGGCAGGAAACCCCATTCGTCCACAATAACCAAATACACCGACTCACCACGGGCAGGGTCGCTACCACTAGGTAGAGACTCCAGCGCCGACTCATTCTCAAACACCATCTTTAACTGATGGTCAGTAGTCTGCTTAGGTCCTCGTTCTTTCATCCACTGCGGAAGAAAACGAAAACCATACTTAGACTTAGCCAGCAGTTTAACTGACTCTCGTTCAGTACGGGACAACATGACTATGAATCTGTCGGGGCGGAAATAAACCAACCAGAAAGCGTATGCAGCAGCCAGAGTGGAGAAACCAATCTGGCGTGCCTTCAGGACAACACTGTATCGTGCCGACATCCATACCTGCATGGTTTCTATCTGTGCGTCACGCATCTCAAACATTATACGCCCTTTTTCGGGGTGTTTAATACTCCAATAGTTTTCACAGAAGTAAACGAACGCATCTAGTTGTTCTTCTAAGGTGGCGTCATCTGCCCCTCGGCATTTACGCCATTCTTTTTCATGTATTAATGATTGTAAATCCATAATATTCTTTTATGTCCAAGGGAATGTGGTTCCCTTCTGTTGGCAGGTTTAGCCTGCAATCTCCATAGCAATAAGAATTGACGGCGCACCGTTATGTTGAGCATAAAGACTATGACCGTTGGCGTTAATTCTTAATTTATAAGTTAATGCAGAAGTTGTTGCTGGTGAATCTATAAATATTAAACTTGTTGAACGAGAAGTGTTTGTTGCGTTGTCCGTGTGTTGGTTATTGCTAACAGTAACTTGTGTTCCGTTTCTTTCAATGTTAAAAGTAACAAAATAGTTAGTTGACGCTGAATACCAGTTACATAAACCAAACAGCATAATTTTTGATGATGACGATTTTGGTGTTATGGAAACATTAACTCCAAGGTCGGCAAAAGTGCCACCCGTAAACTGCGTTTGGGTTGAAAAAATACCTTGCGGTGCTACTTGTAAAACAGAGCCACTTGCTGCTGTAGTCGCAGCCAAATACCGCCATGCTGTGCCGTTCCAAATCGCCACCATATCCGTATCGGTTTCGTAAATCATCTGACCCTCATACGGGGCTGTAGGGCGTGTCGCACTGGTGCATACACCTGTGCGTAAACCAGTTGAATTATTACTAATAGCCATTACACAGCACCCCCCAGTGGTGTGCCTTCTTCAGTCCAGCCTGATGCAAGCAATGCTTCGTATTCTTCTTCGGTCATCTCACGGACTTCATCATCTATACCTATATTTGGTCTTGTCATTGTTATGCCTTTCGGTATCCATACACAGCAATAGTGCCACCAGTCATGGTTCCAGCATTCACTAATACTGTTAAATCAGTAGTTGATGTTGTGTCAGCAACCAACCCATTAAAATTAGTGTTGTATGCTTGACTAGCATTAGATGACACAAACCTAGGAACCAAAGACAAATATGGTGCGTATATTTCACAAGACACATGATTGCGATATGCAGTGTTAGAGGAAGTAAACGCAATAGGAAAATAATCCATACCATTACTTGCCGTTGCCACTACTGAGGCAGAAGTGTAAGCCACATAAAAACCGCCAAACCTATATCCACCATTTGCTATCATTGTTCTTATTGCTAGATACTCGCCATTTGCTGATGTCGCAAAATCTGATATAACGACACGATAATTATCATAGGTGCTACTAAAACAGTTAGATACCAGTTGAGATGTTACTCCGCTACCAATGGTTTGTGTCTTGACAAGTTCCAACCCTTGTGGGTTTTGTGCAGGGCTGTTCGGGATAACCCAAGCCGTACCATTCCACACAAGCAACTGGTCCGTGTCTTTTTGGAATATGACTTGACCTTCATATGGTGATGCAGGGCGGTTGGCGGTGTTTTCAATAACACCCGCCTTAATTAGTGAACTAGCACCGATTTGCTGTGTGATACCCATTAGTTACCTGTCCATTCTGTTGCTTCGTTTCCTTCAGCAACCCACGCAAGATACGCTCCATGCAAAGGGCTTTGTTCCGTAAAGTAAGTAATGACTTCGCCATCATGTAAAGCCAAAGTGGTTGAATTTAATAGAGGGTCAGTATGTGTGTAATACATTTACAACTCCGAACTTATTTCAATAGATGTTGCTTCGTTCATATAAAACCAACCAGCAGTCGTTACCCAATTAGTTGCAAGAACACTAGAACCACTTAATGACGGGGTTGACCCACCTTGCCATGTAGATGTAGAAACAGTATGAGGGGCTATACGCATTGAAACAGGATGCGGAAGTGTCAATCGGTATTGTGTTCCTGCATAAATAAATGACAACCAACTAATTGCAGCACTAACAAATTTGAAGAAATACCGTTGGCATAGTTCTAGTTCTACACCGTATGGGCGTTGTTCAAACGGGGTTGGCTGAAGATTTTGTTCCAACTGCACACCAGTAATCTCCACATAGTCAGCCGCACCAGCCGTACCAACAGGAGTATAAAAAAAGACAGGCTGAATCTGATTAACGCCCGAAGGAACAAGAACCGAATAAGTAAATCTTTGCCAAGATGTAGTAAGCGTCGCCGTGGTATCTAACTGGAAAGATTGCCCAGTAAGTGTCGCTGCAAGATAGTTGCCATCCGTGCCAGTACCCGTAACAATACGGATATTCAAAGCAGAACTTGCATCAGAAAAGTTTGCGCCAGCCCTAGCATAAAAAGAAAATGTAATTTGTTTATTTGCTAAAGGAATTGAATTAACTGTTTCAACAGGTTGACTTAAATAAAGTACTGAAGTGTTTGTATTGGATGCCGTGCGTTGAAGCCTCAAACAATACTGAAAACCGTCAAGGCTTGCTGTTTGACGGGATGCCGAAAAGTTGGCTGTCCCCCCTGCCGTAACACACCATCTATCGGCTGTATAAGGCGTACCACTAGTTACAGTGATTGAAGTCCCTCGTTGCCACACTTTAAAGTCGCCGTTAATCAAGACATTGCGGAACCCTAAACCCGCAGGCAACAACGCAGACGAACCCAAAACACTAGAAATAGCCATTACAGAGTTTTATCCCAACCTACAACAGTCACATTAACAGAACCAGCAAAGTCAGAGTAACCCCACAACCTATCGCCAGCGTTCAACACAACAGCCGTATCTAAAATAATAGTATCATAACCCGCAATAGGAAGCGCATGCATAAAACGACTAGAAGTTCCACCCGTAACCGTATTACCAATACCTAAATACACCAACCTGTCCGTGCCACTAGTATTACACAACATAACTTGCTTAATAACCCACACATGACCCGCTGCAACAACGCCAGACCCAAGGGCTGCGTCTGTTGCTGACAACGCCGTAGAGTTAACCAATCGTGTTTCTACTCTGTCTCCACTTGCCATATTTAAACTCCAATATCCATTAAAATAATCGCACTAAACTTAGAATCATTCATAGGGTCCGTTGTTAAAGTAGCATTAACCCAGTTGGTACCATTCCACTGCAAAACCTGATTAGCAGATGCTGATGTTATAACAACATCACCAACATCATCCAAAATAGAAACACTGGGGATGGTAGCCCAAACAAGTCCAGTAGTTTGCGCAGAATCAGCCTTGAGGAAATAACCATTAGTTCCAACACCCTGACGAGCCAAAGCACTACCATCTCTAGTGAGAATGTCTCCCTTGGTTGTTAAAGTAGTTGTTCCACCTTCAGGACCTGTAGCACCAGCAGGACCTGTTGCCCCAGTGTTGCCCGTAATACCTTGAATACCTTGCGGACCCGTAGGTCCAGTATTCCCAGTTAAACCAGTGGGACCAGTTAAACCCGTTGGACCTGTGGGTCCAGTAGGTCCAGTCGGACCAGTAGCACCAGTATTTCCTGTAGGTACAGTAAAATTAAATATTGCTGCAGCACTAGTACCAGAGTTAGTAACAGCAGCAGAAGTACCAGCAGCGCCAGTAGTGGTGGTTCCTGCGGTAACAGTTGCAGCAGTTCCTGTGGCGCCAGTATTACCAGTGACACCTTGGATTCCTTGTGGACCTTGCGGTCCTGTCGCTCCAGTCGCCCCAGTGGCACCTGTAGCGCCCGTAGCGCCCGTATCTCCACGAGGTATGGCAAAGTTAAAGGTAGCGGCACTGGAGGTGCCTGCGTTCGTTACAGCAGCGCTAGAGCCAGCAGCACCTGTTGTTGTTGTCCCAACAGCAACGGTGGCTGCAGTACCAGTTGCGCCGACAACACCCTGAGGAACCGTAAAATCAAACACAGCAGCATTGGATGACCCAGAGTTAGTTACAGATGCCGAACTACCTGCTGCACCAGTTGTTGTTGTACCAACAGCAATGGTAGCAGCATTACCTGTTAAACCAGTTAAACCCGTAACACCAATAGGTCCAGCAGGACCAATATTGGCAGAAGCAATAACAGCAACAGTACCAGAAGTAATACTGCCAACAGTAGCATTACTTAATCTGACAGTGTAGTTAGTGGTTGTAGCCGACATTGCTTACAGTCTGGTTACATCAGGCAAAATACTACATTTACCAGAAAGAATAGTAGTTACAACACCACCCACAGTACGCTGAAGGTCCCAAAAAGCAGAACCAGTAGTTAGCAACGCAGAGTCACCAGCAGATAGTGTGGCAGTGACAACACCGCCAACAGCGTTTGTTAAAGTACAAACAAAAGCAGCACCGACAGTAGCAGAATCATAAGCATAACGAATCTGACTAGCAAAAGAAGAACCAGTTAAATTCATGGGGGTACCGTCAGCGTTTTGTAGCGTAAACACAAAAACCTCGGTGTCGCCACGAGTAATCTTAATATTTTGAGTTGCGGGCACCATACTAGTAGGGAACCTGTTCCTTAATCAAAGTCACGCATGTGGTGAATCTTGCGGGGTTCTTCCTCAAACCAGCACCAAGGACACTCACGAAGGTTCTCAGGAAAGTCAGAACCACACTCAGGGCACTCAACCATGACCCGCATCTAATCTGGCAGTCTGCTCAGTCACAGCCATGCTAGAGATTAAATCTTCTAGGTCCTTGTCGCTGATTTCTGCCAGAGACTGCGTATGGTTCACAGTTACTTGTGTGGGAGCCAAACGGTTTGTAGCCTGAAGGTATAGTTGTGCTGCTTTGTTGTCCCCGCCCAGAGCACGCTGATATACGGAGTCCAATAGTTTTTGGGTTCGTTCTGGAGAACCTTGTAGTTCTTCTACTCGTTTTTGCCATTCGTTTTTAAATACGGGTTTTTTCATCCAGCGCCTCAGGGTTGAGGTGTCCATGCCGTTTTCTTTAGCGTAGGCTTCTGTTGTGGATGGTACACGCATGGGGGCGGGTACCAACAACCAGTTTAAGTATTTTTCTTGGCGTTCGTCAATAATATTTTCAGACATACAAATGCTAGGGTTGTTCCTAGTTGACCACGGAGAGTGGTCGGTTGACTACTCTCTGCTAGGGAACAAGGGGGGGATTATAGGGGGGGTTAAGCAACCTTGTGGGTTGCGAGTCCCCCAGACGAGTAAGCCATCAGGTTCAGTCAAAGGACAGTTCTATAGTACTATAGAGCAATACCACCCAGAAGGTGGTATTGCGTAACAGTACAATAGAGGCGTGGACAACCAAGTGAAACAAGCAGCAAAATGGATTTTAAACACAATAACCTATTTGACCACAACACTGGTAGTAACGGGGACAGCAATCTCGCTGTGGACTCTACGGAAAGACAAGAACCTAGACTGATGACTCCACAAGAAATCAAAGCAATCCCTGAATGGACCGAAGTGCGAGTCAAATGGCAAGATGCCTATTGTCCAGCGTCAGGTTGGCATGACACTCAGGATTATGAGCCACGCAACTCCGAAGCCACCACCCTAGGTAGAATCTGGCATGACTGCCAAGAAGGTTACCTGACGGTGGTTGGTACTATCTTTGAAGCGGAGATGCCAACCCCTGAATGTGTTGGCGATATAAACCATATTCCAATCGGCTGGATTACCAGCATCACCAAACTATAAACCCTAGGGAGAGTTATGGCAGCCAAAAAGAAAACCCCTGCATGGACCCGAGCCGAAGGCAAAAACCCAGCAGGCGGTTTAAATGCTAAAGGACGGGCATCCTACAAAGCACAAACAGGTGGAACACTAAAGCCGCCCGTGTCAGCCAAACAAGCAGCTAAATCCCCCAAAGCAGCAGCACGCCGAGACTCATTCTGCGCCAGAATGGGCGCATCCAAAGGACCATTAAAAGATTCCAAAGGACGCCCCACCCGCAAAGCCCTCGCTTTGCGTAAATGGGACTGCTAAAGACAGTCTTTCTCCTCTAGCATAACGGCAGTGCAACGGACTGTTAATCCGTCAAGTCTTGGTTCAATCCCAAGGGGGAGAGCCACCACTAGGGGTATCAACCCCATACACCATATAGGTAGCATGGACATCCATCCACCCCCCTATTGAAACAAGGGTGCCCCCCCTCTGTAGGTACCCCAAGTCCCAAAAATAGACGCCCTCGGAATTGGTTCTATATTACTTATACGCAAGTGGGGGCGCACCCCCCCGTGCCTCCCCCCTCATGCGAGGCTAGTCTGTACTAGTCAATAGCGATAGGCGTTCGCATGGTGCATGCGGTGCACTTTATAGGCAGATTATGGGGGGCAATGTGCACATAATGCGTCATGCATGGAGGCATGATGTGGGTGTGTGGGTATGCAGTTCTGATGTGCGATATGGCGTGCATTATGGGCAGGATATGGCGTGGCTATGGGCGACGATTCTCGTCGTGTTGGGGCGCATGTAGGCGAGGAAACGAAAAAAAATAAAAAAAATCTTTCCTATATGCCGTAAGGGTTTGCGGATGTTTTGCTAGTTAGTTTCGTTATGGATTGTTGGAATTCATAATCGGCGGTCTTACTGTATTGGTTGTTCGGCACTGCTTTCGTGGTGTCGTTCGCCACTAGTCACAGGATGCCTAGTGGTGCCGTGTTGTAGTGCTATCGGGATGATGCATTGCCACGGCGCTTAGTACAGCGATGCATGGCTCATGGTCATGGCTGAGGTGCTGAGGTTGGCGTTCAATCGTTATGACAGCCCGAGAGTGTAGTTCGGGTTCATGGTCATAATGGCAGGGCGTAAGTGATTAGGGACACGGTGGCACAAAGGGTGCCAGTGCCGTGTCTCATAATGGGTGCTACGGGTCGTGAAGATAAGGCTCGTGGCATGTGCCATTCTTGCGAGGACATCGCAGGTTCACCACACCATAGCGTGTGGCAGTAGAACCCATAATGTCCGTCCACACTCTAGCGAGTTCGTCACGGTGCAATTCCGTGGTGTGGTTCCAATACCCTAGCAATTCCGCTAGGGGCATTGAAACATAAGGAGAATATTATGAAAATTACAGATATGTCACCATCGGTGACACCACACAAAAAAGGTCGTACAGGCAAGGCATCGTCGTGGTCGTTCGTTGACGACATTGACGATATGGGTCGTGTCCGCCGTGTATATCATTATGAGACTCTCATGTGTGAGTACGATGGTTCCTACGATGATTCGTGGTACTTGGGTGTCGTATCTGTCGGGCTTGGTTCGGTCAGTGACCAAAATGGCATGAACGAATTACTGGCACAAAATGAGTCAGTTGTACGCTTCAAGCGTGACAAGAAAAACCCACGCTATGTGAACACCATCACTGGCGCTACGGTGTCCACTCGCTAGGTTGTCCTAGCCTATAATCCTATCCCTACTATAACTCTCAACTAATTACGGAGGTAATTAAAATGGCTAACAAAATGCCAATCGTCACATCCATTGACTACGCCACACAGCGTGTCACCTACCACGAACACGGCTCAACCCGTGAACGGACTGACCGCTTCAGTTTCCTATCCAAAAATGGGCAAATTGCAGCGTTGAATTATAGCGGTTTCAAGTTCACTGGCTACCCTGCCATGCGGTGGACGCTTGACCAACTGTGCACAGCGTGGAATTCTCAGTGTGCCAAACTTTATGGCTCACCAACACCAACACCAACACCAACACCAAAGGAAGTACCCATCGTGGCTACAACACCCATCCCATCCACACCCAAGCAACCCAAGGCACCTGCCACTGGCATAGATGCGGTGCTTCGTGACATCGTGACGGAAGTTCTGGATGGTTATAATCCTGAACCCGATACCGAGGCTATTGGCGCAATCGTCAATGAGGCAATGGCTCCTGCCATTGCATCATTCGCCGATGTGACTGTGTCCCTAGGTGAGTTGTCCGAGACTGTGGCAAGGCTTCAACCGAAAATTACCCATATCCACATTCCGAATCGTGACATAAAGATTATGGAAGGCGTTCAGCATCACATGTTCCCTAAGGTATTGGCGAACATTGCAGACGGTACACCAACCTATCTTGTAGGTGAGGCAGGGACAGGGAAGTCACACATCGCAGAGCAAGTCTCACAAGCGTTGGGTGTGGCGTTCTCGTCCAAGTCATGCAGTAGCCAATCCACCGAGTCATCGCTACTTGGTTATATGTCGGCGACTGGCGATTATGTCACCACCGAATTCCGTAAGCGGTTTGAGTTGGGTGGCGTGTTCCTACTGGATGAGGTTGACAACGGCAACCCGAATGTTCTCACAGTCCTGAACAGTGCCTTGAGTAACTCGTTCATGGCGTTCCCTGATGGTATGGTCAAGCGCCATGATGCCTTTGTGCTCATCGCTACCGCCAACACCTTCGGTCATGGCGCTAACGCTAAGTATGTGGGTCGTAACCCGTTGGATGAGGCGTTCCTGAACCGCTTCGCTAACCTCACCATCACATACGATGAGAACATTGAACAGGCAATGCTGGATGCCGTAGGACTTGACGCTTCAATGTCTGCCAAGTGGCTCAACATTGTCCGTGTTGCCCGTAAGAATGTGTCCACCTATGGTTTGCATGTTGTGGTGTCACCCCGTGCCACGGTGTACGGTGCTAAGATGCTACGCCATGACGGTGTCTATAATCTCGGCGAGGTTGTTGAGGCAACCATCACCAAGGGCGCAACCCCTGAGGCTTGTGAGAAAATTCTCATGGGCTTGTCACTGTAAGTAACGAAAGCAAATAGGAGAACATTATGCAAATTATAACCGACAACCCGAAACACCATTACGAGGTGTTCGGCTCACTTGGCGAGTTCGCTAAGTACGCCATTGCCAATGAGGCACCACAATCCGCCAACAGTGCGGAACGCTATGAGAATGGCGTGTCGTGGCAGGAATCAGCAACACTGTCCGAGGCGTGTGACATTGCCCGTAATGGTTATGGCGCTATCCGTAGCGATGTTGACAGCATCCTTAGCAAGGTGACAGAACGCCTAGACATGAAGTTCAGCGAACATTATGTGACCGAGTACGCCGTAAGTGGCTCATCGGTTGACATGGGGCGTTTCGTCACTGGTGAACCCGAGTGCATGCTTGAGTTCCTGCCAGAATCATCAGCAACGATGGGTCGTGTTGTAAAGATTATGGTTGCTGGCACAGCGTCTAGCGACATTAGTTCTGCTCACATTATAGCCCGTGGTGTTGCTGTGGTTGCGCTGCTTGAAACTATCCACAAAATGGGTGTGGGTGTTGAGTTGTGGTGGGAATCATGCGTCACTGGTCGTGGTGCCCGTGACAAGACATACTCCACCGTGGTCAAATTGCATGACAGCAACGACCACCTAGACATTGACAGCGTCATGTTCAGCATGGCTCACCCGTCAATGCTTAGGCGATTGACATTCAGTGTTCAGGAGCAGTCAACGACAGCCAAGGCGCAGGGTGCAGAATCCTATAGTGGTTATGGCACACCACATAATCTTGAGTACACAAAAATTCGGGATTATGATGTGATGGTTGAGAAACTACAGAATGGTAACGGCGACATTGTCCGTGACCCGTTCGCTTGGGTGTTGACAACCGTACAGGGATTAGGGCTGGCAGAATGAGTAACTACGAGATAAGCGAGTTTAAGGTAAACAGTAAAATGAGTGAATATAAAATTAACATGCCCGACATTCAATGCATATATTATGTTTGCATGGGTGATGGTGGCAAGTGGTTCGTCATCCGCTACGAGGATGCTTACCGTAATGGTGGGCAGGATTGTAGAGAGTACGAACATGCGTATGGCTTTAGCAATAAGGCTAGTGCATGTAAGTGGGTGTTGAAAGACGCCAAACAAATAGCATCATGGGATTCAACCCTTGATGAGAAAGTAGAAATATAATGCGTACACCATCAACCTATACACCACGCTTGGTATGTCCACGCTGTGAGAGTTATATGTATCCACCACGAGTGGCGCTAAGCAGGTTGGACAACACCACCTCGGTGTGTCCATCATGTGGTCAGGATGAAGCAATAGAGCAGTGGCAGAATGGTTCTGTCACTGATTATAAAAAGGAAGGTTCACGATGAACAAGTTAGAAACACGATACGAAGAAGAGGCAATGCAAATTTCTCTAGACTGGCACCTTAGCGAGATGCCCGAAGAGATGACAGCGTTGGCTATCTATAATGACCTAGCGGATTTGCTTGAGACAAGCGAGTTCTGCTACGCTTGGGAACCTCTTGAGGATTGGTCAGTAGATGCGTTGTCTGATTCTATTTGGAACCTAAAGGCGTCTGTGCTTGCAACGATGGTAAGCATGGCGTCATATGTTGATAACGGAATGAAGGAATGATGGAATACGAAACACCAGAGTACCCAGATTATTGTTACTGCTCATCCAATGGCGAATGTCGCCATTGTTTGGCACTATTAGAAACCCTAGAAACAGAACAGGAAAAAGAAAATGAAAACACAAAATAGCCCTACATACATTGGGCACTCAAAAGAGATGGGGGCATGGGCTTTCAGTCCGTCACTCATTGAAGGCGTGGACAAACAGTGGGATGCCTCTGATTGGACATGGGATGATGTCAAAAACTTTATGACTCATGTTGCTGAAAATGCGAAAGAAGAATACCTAGACTGGCACGCAGTAAAGGTGGTCAAGTGATGGACGACTACCGTTATGAAGCGCCGATACCACGCATAGTGTCTGTCGGTGTGTGTTGGTTTGTGCTGACGCTATTCTTCACATCATGTGTTGCTATGGAGTTGCTTGACAAGTCAAATTGGTCAATGAATACAGGCTCTTTGGGGTCGCTGCTTATTACATTTATAATTCTGGCAGGTTCTGTCAGAGTCCTATTCGCAAGTGTGAAATACACTTACAAATCTATGTTGGCACAAGCCAACAAGAAAAAATAACTGGAGGTTATTGTTATGTCAAATTTAGTATCGGGATTGTTCCTGCCGTCAGGTGCTTGCGTTGAACCGCAACACATTCTGGTGGATGGATATAAAGATATTCAGAAATATGTCGGAGGCAACTTTGATTGCGTATCTACAAATGTGGGTCGTGATGATGTTTCCTTTGAGGGCTATGTGCATGATGAGGGGCTACTGATTGGTTTGGAATATAACTACCTCGCTAGTGCACTCTTTGGGCGTGACCTTGTTGGTGACTGTGTGTTGCTGTGGGGCTTGTCGCCAGACGGTGAGCGTGACGGTGACAACTACGACATGCCTGCCGAGATGGTTGAGTCCATCACAACGGAACTGCTTGAAGGCGTGTCTGTCGCTTACAACACAAGCGTGGTTGTCTCTGCCATTATGGAGTTAGCAATTCATTCAGGCATGACAACCAAGTCTGAAGCCAACAGTGTCATTCATGACCTGCATGAAGCATCCGTGAACGGTACCGACAACACGGAACCTGAAGCAAAGTTGATTGCGATTATGCAAAAAGTTGCGGACATGCCAGCATGCCCCGATGATGTCCGTGAGTTCATTCAGGACTTCGCCAAGAGAGGAGACTACTAATGTCTGTTGATAAAAAAATAAAAAAACCAGAGGTGTTTCGTAAGGGGGTGTGGTCATGCAGTAGATGCAATGCGATTGTGCATATCTATCTAAACATGACAGCACCACCTACATGCCATAACCACATCGGTGAAGGCTACACTGTTATGACTCGTGTGTCAGGATTGAAAGTATAATGGAAACAGAAATAGGCTGCGGGGTCGCAACACATTCTAAGGAATGTTTATGCGATGTAAAGATTATAAACCCACTACCACCATTGGCGGATTGCATCCGTGACGGGGTAGCGGACTTGTTTATGGGTTCAAGAGTGTGCGAAATACAGGGCTACGGCGTGCCGTGGAACAGGCTCAGCATGCTTGACTACTTCACAGACATGGTTGAATACTGGGATGCGTTTCACGCCGAACAGGAGTTATACGCTGTAGTGGGAACCGATGTCGTCATTGACTCCACGGAACCCACATTCACTCGTTGGGGCAAGACACGAGAAGCAATACAATCTTGCATGGACAAGGAAGGCGTCACACTTAGCGGTGTCATACGACATCTGGGTCTTGATTGCCAAGAAGCAATGAACGCTTTGACTGCTAATCGGGGCACTAAAGATTGGACATTTGCTCGCATTGACGAACTAGAACGGCTCATAAAGTTGGGCGTTTCCCGTAAAGTGATTGCTAAGCAGTTGGACATTCCGTTCGGTAATGTTCGTGGTCTTGCCTACTTGTTTAAGTCAAAAGAAAAAGACACAGCCAAAGCACGAGCCAGAAAATTGCTCAACGAATTATGTTTAACAGATTATGACGCTGCAACAATTATGAAGATAATTGTTACAGACACAGGAATTCAATACACACGAAGTGCCGTTACGAAACGCAGGACAAGGACAATAGGCTGACCCGTGCGTTACAATAACTATACTGTCTATAGCAATAGTATCGGTAATGGACTTATAGCCATTACCTCTTGCTATCGTTGTCCATGCAATACTATTACTATAGAAAGAAACTAAATGAGATTTGACACAGAAACAAAGCGTGTGTATGTACGCCAATCGTGGCTGAACGACCTTGTAATCTGCCCTGAAAGGGCGAGATTTAAACTGGACAAACCAGAAATGTCATCAGGTTCTGACGCCACCATTATGGGTACAGCGTTGCATTACGGCATTGAACAAGTGCTCGCAGGTGCCAACCCTATGACCATCGCAGACCTTGCGTTGGAACACTGGGAACAACTCAAGTTGGAACCCTATAAAACCACGAACCTGAAACCCGAGGAATCCGAAGGACAAATTCGTGGCATGGCTCAAGCGTTCGTTGACGGCATCCTGCCCGAAGTAAGACTCGGTGGCGACATAGAATGGAAGTTCAAGTTCCCACTAGGACTCACGGTAGGCGAGTGGGATGTGTGGTGCGAAGGCACCATGGATTATGTTGACCCGTGTGGTGTCATCTGGGATTGGAAAACATCCAGCCGTGCGTATTATGCGAAAGAGAAGCAGGCTCAATCCATCCAAGCAACCGTGTATTCGGCTGCCTTGGTTTCTATAAAGAAGTGCGAATACCCAGTGGACTTTCGTTATGGCGTTATGGTGCGACAGGAAAAACCCAAGCACCAAATCGTTTACATGTCACGAACTGCCGACCATGAAGAATGGCTACGACACAATGTGAAGCCAGCCATTCAGATGGCGCTCCACATTGGTGTCACGAACCAAAACTGGATTATGAACGACACCACAGCACTTTGCAGTGCGTCATGGTGTGACTACTGGAACCTGTGCAAGGGTGCCCACCTGACGGAAACGCAACTATCGCTGCCATATTATAAGGTGGCAATATGAGCGAGGACACAGCAGGTGCGGAAATCGTACTGGAAGCATACGGACTTGTGACTGGCGACAGGAAGAAATCCTATAGCCATCCCCTTGAGGATTACACCAAAGTTGTTGCAATCTTTGAGGGCATGACAGGAATCAAACTCACAGTGCGCCAAGCCATTATGTTCATGTTGTCCGTGAAGTTTGCCCGACTACGAACCAACCAAGAAAAAGGAATACTGCACCACGATAGTCTCGTGGATGCAGTAGGATACTTGGCGTGTCTCAACATGATTGCCACCGCACAAGAAAGTGACAAAGTGCGAACTACTAATTTAGAATCTCCAACAACAACCACTACCACAAGGAGTGTACCCAATGGTCAGTAAAGACCAATCCATCATCATGCAGGTTTGCGCTAAAATCGCATCCGAATTGACGCCCAAGACAGACAACCTGTCATCCAACATTATGGCTTTCGCCGAAGCATACGACTCAGTTTGTGACATCATCTTACCGTCACAAGGTTTGTCCACCGCAACAGCACCAGCCCTAGCAACTGCACCAGCCACCCCAGTGGCACAGGCACAGTCATTCCCAACACCGCAAGCAGTAGCACAGGACGAAGCAACATTCACAAACGCTTTCCCATCCGCTACCGCAACATCCACAGGAACAGGATTCACTGTACGCATCAAAGGCGAACAGCACGGACCCATCCCTGCATGGTTGAACGAGGCTTGCGCCGTTAAAGGCGTAAACGAAGTGTGGGATAACCGCAACACAGTAGCCGCAAATCCAAAGCGCCCATGGTTTAAATCAACCACAGGCAACGATGCCTTCTGGGCACCACGATAGGAAAACAATAATCATATGACTTCCGCAACTTATGCGGAACGATGGGATGCATTAGGGCGTGGGGAGACAATCCCCACGCCCGACTTGTCTGTCGTTCCAAAAATCAGACAACATTATAATCCTCTAGCCCACGCAGCCGACGACTTTGTGCACTGGGCGCAAAACCCAAGCGAACGAATCTACCTAGGCTTTCCCGACATTGACGCAGAAATGCGTGGCATCGCCCCCAGCGAAATGTGCCTAATCAACGGCTACAGCCACTCAGGTAAAACCATGTTCCTGCTACAGATACTATTAGCGAACCGTGACAAGTCCGTTGTGTACTTCTGCCCTGACGAACCTAAAACATTGACGCTTATAAAGTTGACCTGTTTAATGCATGGAATCCCTGCCGACATTTTGGAACGCCAAATTGCCAACAACGACCATCAGGCAATCTCGCTACTCAGGGAAACAGCGAACGATTCATTCCCGAACCTAGCCGTGTTTGACCAGATGATGACACTCAACGAAATGGAACACGCCCTCGGTGAGGTGCGTGACATGTGGGGACAACCAGCCCTGTTGGTGTTTGACTATCTAGAGTTGCTACAAGGCGGTGGCGAAGATGTCCCATCCAAAGCCAACACACTCAAGAGTTTCGGTAAACGCCATAATATTCCAATGCTTGTACTGCACCAGTCGTCCCGTTCTGCAGGTGCAGACGGACGCAAGATGACCATATCTTCAGGTGCCTACGGTGGTGAACAGCAAGCAACGCATGTCCTTGGTGTGCGCCGTAAAAAGTTTGACATTGAAGCGCAAATCCGTGACATAGAAGAACGAGTGGACGCATCCAAAAACACGGAACGCCTACTGGAAAGACTAGACACGCTCCAGTACGACCTGCGAATACACCAGAATACGGTCACAATCAACCTTGTTAAATGTAAACGCCCAGCGTCACGACTCATTGACGACATTGACTTTGAGATTGAACAAGGCACAGGACGCTTGACACGATTACGCAACGGCGAATTTGCGTCTAACATTACGACAGTTGCTGACTTGCCTCCAGTGGGTGAGCAACTGTCACTAGCCGATGACGATTGGATGTGACCATGGAAGCGACAACACTAGACAGATACATAAAACTATTCCGAGGCAGAGGCGATGTTTACGGAAGCGAAATGGGTTCATGCGTTAAGCAACCGCTAACCCGTGAAGTGTTCCATAATCATTTGATGGGGGAAACACCAATCGGTGTTTACCCCATGGTGCCCCTAAAGAATGACTGGTACACAGTCTGGGGATGCACGGACATTGACACAGGCGACCTTAAAAGCACAATCTCAATCCGTGACTCACTGGCTGCTGCTGGTGTCCACGCCTTTATAGAAAAGTCCCGTTCCAAGGGCTACCATGTTTGGGTGTTCGCATCCGAACCAGTCTTGGCACGAGACATGAGGCGCATGCTGTTGGCTGCGCATCAGGTTGCAGATTATGAAGCCCGTGAAATCAACCCTAAGCAAGAATCACTGGCGAGTATCGCACAATACGGCAACTATGTTCGCCTGCCGTACCCCAACCATAACGACTTGACAATCCCTAATCGCCGTGTCATCACCGATGACGAAACACCAATCTCCCTTGACGCCTTTCTTGATGATGCCGAAGCCCACCTCACACACCCAGACACCATTGCCCGTATAGCCTCCTTCTACAAGCCCCCAGTAGCCCCCACAGCCCACAACATGGACTATGTGCCATGTGCATCCCTACCAGACGCCATGCGCCCTCTCAGCGCCCTAGGCAAGGTCATCTGGCGTGATGGTCCACTGCCCAACAATGACCGTTCACGGACACTGGCGAAACTGGGACACGAATGTGTCAGGTCTGGGCTTAACCCCAGCCAGACACACATTATACTCACCGACGCCGACCTGCGTTGGGGCAAGTACCATTTGCGGACACATGGTGAACTAGAGATTGATAAACTCGTACAACGGGTTTATCAAACAACATAATCCGTTAGAAAACTATAATGTCAAAACAACACACCATCGTAATCCCTAATCGCCCTACACCTAAAGGACGACCCCGTCTAGGACGCCGTGGTCGTGTGTTCACCCCCGTAAAAACGCTAGAAGCAGAAGCACTTGTGCGTGGTGCCTACCTCATGTCAGACGGACCCGTATTTGAAGGACCCGTCTGGCTAAGAGTTGAGTTCACACCAACCAGCATGGAAATCACCGTAGGAGAATCCACACTAGAAGTCTCCAAGTTGCGAGGCGACATAGATAATTATGTCAAAACCATTATGGATGGTTTAAACGGCGCAGCATGGGCAGACGACAAGCAAGTCCATCTAGTAGAGGCATGGAAAGCATGACCGACGCACCTGTTCCAGCAGGTAAATTCTCGGATTATGATATACCAAACAAAAAGTTTGACTTCCGCACCGACCTAGCGTTCGGTAAAAAAGGTGAAAAACTTGTTGAGGACTTTCTAGACTCCATGGAGTCGGGAGCCTTTGAAGTAAAAACAGACCGCTACCGTAACGGTAAAATGGTTTTAGAAATGGAACACAACCCCCGAAGGTTGCGTGACGAAAACGACAAAGCCGTATGGAAACCATCAGGGTTGTCCGTCACCAAAGCAACATGGTGGGTGTATGTACTCACACTAGACGGCACTCAAGGTGCGTTCCACATTATAAGTGTAGAACGCATAAAACGCTACCTCAAGGTTAACAAGGACATCTATAAGAAGTCCACAATGATTAACATGGCATGGTCATCATCTAACCCGTCCCGTGGATACTTGTTGCTACCAGAAGCCATCACCGACCTGATGACCAACGAGGCATACGATGCAATATGACCTAGGGAGAAAACTCTTAGCATCAGCATCCGACATTGAAGTCCTGATGCAACCATTCATGTACGCATCTGCTAATGACTTAGAAACACCACCAGAACTGCTAGAAGCAGTGTCGCACTGCATGTCCATGCTAAGCCCAGAGGACCAGAATGTTTTATATGAAATATTCTACGACAGGGTAACCTATGAGGTGCTTGCAGATAATCTCAACATTAAAGCCAAATCGCATGCGTGGCGCAAGACACGCATTGCGTTGGAACGGTTAAAAACCGAAATGTTAAAACACCCAATATTTATAGAAATAAACGAAAGACAAAATGGTCAACCTAAAGGAACTAAAGGAAACACTCAATGAACTACAACGAGAAGCCAAACAGATGGGGCTACCACTCGCACGCATCGCCGACATCACGGATGTCACCAAAGTTATTACACTCATTAAAGCAGGAAGAACAAAAAATGAAAAATGAACCAGACTGGGAACAAGTAGCCCACGAACTAGCATACTCCATAATGTGTTTGGAAGAAGATTGCGACACACCAAAAGTGTGGCGCAAAGCATGGCGGGCACTTAACTCATACGAAGAGGCATGCCTTGAACAGTAAACTTGCATCAGCAATTTCTAATGCGGGCTGGAACATGTACCGTGACACGCATAAAGAACTACGGCTACTGCGCATAGCAGCCCGTAAACACGCCACAAGCCCCACAGCAGAAACACTTGCCAGACTAGAAGAAATACTAGACAGACACAATGACTACAAATAACGACGACGAATACCTAGACAAAGTAATTAAAGAATTAAACATAAAGTTTAACTCGCTAGAAGAAGAAAACGAAACCACCCTAGTGGTTGAGTTTCACATCACAAAACTAGGTGCCAGAAACATGATTGACGAATGGGACCTAGCAAACGCAGGCGATGAAGAAGCATTTGAAAATTCCATGGTCAACTATGACTTTATAGTTAACAGTATGGAAGAACAAATCTACGATTAAAGTCGGTCCTCAGGACGCTTTTTATTAGCCCAATCGGTCTTTGTGGTTTCAACATGAATCCACGCAGCCCAAGCCTGCCCCATACCGTGACCCTTGGATGTGGCTTTATGCCAACCCTTCTTCGGTGTCCAAATAACACTGCCGACATAATCAACAATCATTTGAACGCCGTACTCTTGCGAATTGTTAACCAAATCTTTCATCGCTAGTTTCCCAACCGCACGGGTTGGGTAACGCCAGTCAATCGCTGCGCCATAATAATGCGTGGACAACGAACCGCCACCACGAATTTCACGCTTATTTACAATACCCACACTAGTGCCACCGAAACGCTTCAACAGGTAATCTTTCCACGCCACAACATTAGGGCTAGGTTTACCACCGAAACGGGCACGGTCAACAGCCGTCGCCTTTTGCCAGTTAAAATAATTAGTTTTATTTACCGTCATTTTTGTATCATCCCTCTATCTTCTAACGCCTTAATCAAATCATTCAACTTAAACCCTCTGGATATAAGTTCACCACGCTGTTGCCTCGGACCAACCTTACGCACAGGTACACCAATTTCGGTCAACACACTAGTCAACCAACGCTCATTATAAGTAGGCTTACCACCAATAAATCCGCCAGACAAACGCTGTGCCTTACCCAACAACGGAATAACAGCACTTGATTGTGTGGACAACTCATCAGGAATAACCAACTTGCCTTCATCATTACGAGAGTCAACACCAGCAAGGTCCAACAAATAAGCAATCCCCTTGTCCAAGCCTTTAGCCTCGGTTCCTTCATCCCTGAAAGGAACATTGGTTCCCATTTGTTTGCCAGCAATATTCTCAGGAATCAACTTTATAAGCGGATTAGCCTGCCCAAGCAAACCAGAAACAGTAACCAACTTCTTAGAAGTAGAACCCATACGAGACATTGGCAGGTCAGGGTTCAACACCCAATCATTAAATAACCCCATCGGACCAGTTTCGCTCAACCATGCAGGTTGTGCGATGTCGCCAGTAACGGGATTGCGTTCCTGCATCTGCCTATAAGCATTATAAGATGACGGGCGCAGCAACTGCTCCGTCCACTGCAACGGAAGGTTCTTGGTAGTCCAAATCCAAAAAGGGATAAACTGCTTTGCAGTTTCATCCAGCGCAGACAAATCGGTATAATCAAAATGGTAACGAGAAATACGGTAAACAGCATCGTCAAACGAACCGCCAGATTTCAAAGTATCCAAAGCCATCGGCAAACGAACTGCACGCTCAACAAAATCATTACCCTTAGCAAAAGCATCAGTCAAACGATTCTTCTGAACCTTCTGCAACACTCTGTGCGCAGCGCCACCATTGATTATAGGTGACTTAAAATCGTCAGCAATACCACGACCAGTAGCCTCGGCACCACGCAACGCATCTTCCCACATCTTAATCTGCGCAGGGTCCGTAATGTTCAAACCCTTGGGTCCAAGCCAACCAGAAACACCATGCTTACGCAACGCCTTAGTAGCCTGCAAACCAAGACGCATATTCTCGGTAGATACACCAGCGACACTGTTCATAAAGGTAGCCGACATAGCATTACGCACCAAGAACCCCGTGGACATAGTGGCATAAGTTTTAAACGCCTGATGATATTCCATGTACGCACGGCGGAACATTCCCCACTCGGCACGGTTAGCAAGACGGTCAATATTGGGCATCATAATGGCAGCCATCTCAGGCGGTATCTGCACACCCAAGCCCTCAAGAACATGCCAACCTGCTTTAATGTCGTCCCGTAAAACAGAACCAACAAGTCCTTCCATCGCTGCGGCACGCTGCTGTATAATGTCAGGTATAACAACACTGTCCAAATAAGCCAACTGCGCCTCATCAGCACCCAACTGTGTAGTCACTCGCTCCCAAGCCTTCTTAACAGGAGTGTTTTCCAACTTAGCAGTAGCGTCAATACGGGCGTTGACTCGTGTAGCCCACGCCCTTGAATCTGTCCCTGCCTGCCCCATCGGAGGGTCAAAAGCGATTGCGTGTGAGATATTATCAATATCGGCACGCAATGCGTCACCAGTCTTTTCAGTCCAACGCTCAAGCACACGCCTAGAATCAAGTAGCGTGGACAACCGAGCCTCTTGCTCCGCTTTACGCTTCAACACACTTTCAACAGGCTGACCAGACATTTTAGCGATACGGTCATTCAACAACACAATAGAGTTGTTTAACTTCTCTTCCTTCTTGTTGAGAATAGTTATAGCCCGTTCACGAGTAACCTTGACCTTCCTGCCTCCTTCCATAATGTCAACCAAACCAGAAGCCTGATACTCGGCATATGATTTTTCGGCTGCTTTCATACGGCGAGAACCCTGAGACTTTAAGCCACCAACCTTGCCAGAAACACCCTGAACCTCAGCACGAACAGCATCACGAGCCACCAACGCACTAGACAACTCATCACCAGCAGACATGACCTGTTCCTGCATTTGCATCGCCTCAAACGAGGCGGTATGCAAATCACCATCAGTAATAGACTGAATAAACTCATCACCAGCAGTGAAATGAACAGGAGCAGTAGTGCCCCTCATCATCTCATCAGTTAAATTCTTCTGCCCATAAATACCAGCATAATTAAAACGGTCAGGCAACAACAAAGAATAAGCACCATCAGCCATGGCATTATCAGAACCATAAACAACACCACTAGGAAACAACAAAGGTTTACCCGTGTTACCGACACCTTCTTCAACCATGGCACGCATAAAGTCATTAAGCATCTGCCCACCAACAATATCGCTATTCTCAATATTGGCACTAGCAGCCACATCATCAAAAATATTACGCAACACATCAAAAGAATCCAAATGAATAGAATCAGGAACAACACCATCAAAAACCTGATGTTGCATAGAAGTAACCATAGCCATCAAATCAGACAACTCAGGATAAACTTGTTCAAACATTGGGTCAATGTCTCCACCCTCAAGCAAGTCATCAAAAGTGGACTTAAAGATTCCCTCGTTGTCCAAGCCTGCCTCTCGCAACGCAAACGCAACCGCATCACCAACTCCACCCTCAGGGTCCCAAAACTCAGAGAACACCTCAGGTTGGCGCATGTCCAGAATCTGGTCAGGAGCCATAGCATGAACAGCAACACTGTCAGGAGCAGTCAAGAAAGCATTTCTTGCTGCAGCCATCTCATCAGTAGTTAAATCAGCCCCACCAGTAATTATAGGTCGTGTTGAAACAACACGATACATAGGGTCGGTATTGGGGTCAAACGGGCGAACCACAAGGTCGTCAGCAACACCATAAACAAGACCGTCCTCACTATAATCAGCCTTGAATTTAACATCAGCCAACACAGTGTGACCATCAATCTGCTGAGACAAAACTGCTTCTAAGTCACGCAAATCATTCATCTGCTGCGGGTCAACATTTATAATGTCACTAAGTTGTTCCTGCAATCCAGCCATCTGCTTCTCAAGTTGTTTCAACTGTGCAGAATCAGAAATGCCAAGTTTACGGTTAACATTGTCCAGCATCCTAGACGCACTAGGAATACGCTTAGCGTCAGGATTTAACTGCAAATAAACAGCCTTGAGAGAATCATGCGCAACAAGTTCCGTAGCCTTACCAGCGTCAATAGCAATTTTCATATTGCCAATATCTTCAATAAGGGCTTTATGGATGTCAAGGAAAGCACCACGGGCTGCTTCACCTTTGGCGGAAGCCAAAACATACGCAGCCGACAAATCTTTTTCTATTTTAGCAATTTGGGCACGGACAACAGCAACCTTAGAATCAATAACTCTAAGTTCTCCAGCCTTAACACCTAACGCTTTACCAGCAAACGCCACAACATCATTAGCAGACTTAACTGCAGCCTTGGCACCGCCGTTAACGGCTGTAGCCAACGCCCGACGAGTCTTTAAAATGTCAGCATGAATACCAGTAAGGTTCTTAACCAGCACAGCATCAGGCACAGCCTTCTTGTTTATAATCTGGGCAACATCCCCACCGAAATCCAACAAGCGACGAACATACGCTTCACGCCCACGAGCAGTAGCCATACTATAGGCGTAACTGTCCGCAATAGATGCAATGTCCGTGTGGAAAAACTTAGAATCGGGAATACCAATAGCCTTAGAATAAATACCGTTTAGTTCATCAATGGTTCCAGTGAGAACGGGTTCGTTCATAAAGGTAACTTTTTCAAGTGTTCCGTCAGGCATAACTCGTGGCTTGCCTACTTTACGGTACATAGCAGCACCACTGTTGGCACCAATTTCTGCTTGGGTTAAATCACCAGTACGGAAACCAAACTTGTTGAAGTTCCTGCTTTTATCTTTATACATCCAACGAAGTGCATCATCCGTAATACGGTGATGCAAGTAGTTGTCAACAAAACCAATATCAGTCATTCCAGCCGTATAATCAACATTGAACTTTTTGTAAACAGCGTTTACTTCGTCACGCAAACCATCTTGCCAAACTTTAAGTTTGTTTGCAAATTCACGCTTAATAGGGTCAGACTCTCTAGCCAGCAAATCAGCGTCCTCCACAAGACGGTGAATGTCGTTTTCAAATCCTGAGTCACGAATTTCTTTAATGGTGTCACGGAAACCATCAAGGTTTTTAGCATACGATACAGACCTGTAACCTTTTGCAGTGTTGGCTGCTGTATAGTTTGCTATCTCGTTTATAATCTGCTGGTCGTCCAAACCAAGTTTGCGTCCAGCACCAATAGTAGCCAAACCAACCCGTGAAGCAGGAGTAGCAGCAATACGAAGCGAACGACCTGCTGCAGTTTTGCCTACAACATCGCCAATGCCTGCACGGATATTACTACCAATACCAGTCTTACCAGAAATAGTCTTAGCAAGAATTTCAGTTTTAGGCACAACCTTGCCTGCAAAACGAATACCAAAATCTATGCCCTCAGCAGCACGCACCTCTTTAGGAATAACACTAGCGCCGTAACGCATAATGTCATCCAATGTCCCTGCCAACTGTGGGTACTTTGTTAGCATTTCGGTTGAACCGAACTTGACTGCAAGTGCGGTTCTTCCTGCTTTACCAATATAGTTTAACGACCCAACACCCATAAGGGTGGTAGGGTCAAAAACGATACCTGCACCAAGACCTATACCAGCATCAACAATCTTGTTTCCCGTAGGCATCGGCATAAAAGTTTTGTCTTTAGTTTGAGAAACAAATTCATTAAACGAACCTTTAGGTTTTGTGTCTTTTTTTGGTGCCTCAATAAACGGAAGCAAGTCAACAGCCAAACGAACCTTAGATATTGGGTTTCCAGTCATAGCCTCAAGCGCCGTACCCGCACCACCAAATACACTCTGGCTAACATCGTCTAACTCTGAAAATCCAGACTGCAAACCTCTGGAAACAAACTGTCCAGCATCACCCAGTTTTTTAAGTCCAGTACCAGTAGCCTCAACACCAGCACCAAGTGCTGCTTTAAGCAAGGACAACGGATTAGAAACAACAGACTTACTGTAGTCGCCCTTGTTGACCAAAGCATCCATGGCAGCAATAGCCTTGTTTTTTTCTTTCTGTGTCATTGTGCCAGAAGCAGCAATTCTAGCAACGGCTTTATTATATGAAGAGTTAAGTTTAGCGCCTTCTTCTGCAGGGCTAGACTTTAAACCACCTGCTTTAGAGGTGCTGTAGTTTTTAATTGCTGACTTACCAAAAGGGTCAACCTTGGCATCTCCGTTTTTACCAACAATAGTGTCTGGGTCAAACAAGTTAATCCTAGGTGGAGTTGACGCACCACCACTTTTTGTTTTGTTTTGTTTTGCTGTTGGGTTGGATTTCTCAAAAATGTTTTGATTATCGTCACCGCTACTAGAAAAAGGCGAACGGACAACAGCCATTATAGATTACCAAGATTCTTTTTAAGCAACGCACGAGTACTAATAGCAGAACTAGCCTTCTTTGACTTTTTTAATCCAGCAAGCAAAGAAGTGTTAAAGTTTTTACCATAAAAATCTAAAGCGTTCTGGTCAGTAACACCCTTGGATTTCATTAGTTTAAGATATTCTTTTTGTTTACTAGCAACAAAATCAGCATTGTCATCAGAACCAAGACCAGCAAGACCAGTAATTTTCTGTAGATAATCTTCACCAGCAGTATCAGAACTTCTAATACCAAGTTTCTTTTTTTGTTCATTAAAAGCAGAAAACTGTGATTTTTGTCTAGTTGCTTCAGTCTTGCGGAAAGATTCAATTTCTGTATCTTGTTCCATTGGTGTTAAAATGCTATTAACTTCTTCTTCGGATAAACCATAAACTTGTGGTGCAGCAGCAATGTTTTTTCTAAATGTTGATTTAGTCAAAGCAACTCCCGCAGGGCTAGTGTCTTTAGCAATGTTCTCCCAATAATCTTTAACCAAAGGTTGATACTTGGCACCCATTTGCATATATTTAAGTTGCACACTATTGGCAACCTCTGTTGGGTTATAAACATGAGTAGGGTCAAACTGCTGATACGGCGAAACCGCCTCACCAGCAGTCTCCTGAAACTGTTTAATCAAATTAGGCGAGGACAAAAAGGCAGAAAGGATTTGTTTTTGAGACAACCCTGTTGAGCCGATGTCTCCACCACTAGCCTGAATTACTGCAACAATCTGCGCAGGCGTTAGTTTTTTCTTAGCCATAATAAACCTCTATATATACCTTTAATGTTCTATTTTTTGGTGGTTTTGGCAACCCAATTTTTGCCATCCCAAGCCCAATTTTTACCCTGAGGACCATCTTTCCAAACTTGACCCTTGACTGGTTTCTTTGGTGCCTTAGCAAGATTCTCTGCCTTCTTTATAATCTGAGGCGTATCCTTAGGCTTAGGCTTGGTAGATACTGGAGGACCATAAGAAGCCGTTGTCTGTGCCCGTGTAGTAGCACCAGCCTGCTTGCCAGACATTAAAGAATCAATACCCTTAGTTAGCAACTGGTCCCTAATACCACTAGCAGTATTTACAGCACTAGTTTTATCTGCTTGAAGCCCAGATAATTCGCCACGACGATTGCTCTGAATACCAGCCCTATCTTGTCCTTGAATACTAGCCAATACGGCAGCCAAGTTTTGTTTGGCTGCAGCATCCGCACCTCGTGCGGAGTTCTGTAGCCCAGTATAATAATCGGTTTCAGCACCAGCCAACTGCTTGTTACTGCGTGTAAACATATCAGCAATTTGCTTAGCACTTGCAGCATCCATATTGGCTTGTTCCTGTGCAGACTGCCCAGTACCACCATAAGATTTAAGCATGTCACCCAAACCCTGCGTAGGTGCAGCAATATTAGAACCAACAACATCATTATAGGCTGTAGTGCCCTTTAATCCAGCCAACAAATCAGCAGTAGCAGTATTTATACTTCCAGTTGCTGAACCCCTCTGGGCATCAATATATTTCTGCAAATTATCAAGTTGTGCATCGTAAACAGCGTTAGTGTCTTTAACGCCAGTATCGTAAATACCACCAGCACCAGTTACGGCAGTATCATAACCAGTTTTGGCAAGTGCACCATACTGTGTTTGTGCATCAACACCAGCCTGTTCCTGAATACCAGCAGCCGCATTACCAGCCCTAAAAGAGTTAGCATCTTTAATTCTTTGCTGTTCCAGTTTTTGTGCTTCAGTTAAACCACCACCGCTACCGCCGTCGCCAAATATACTTTGATAAAGTGCTATTTCTGCTGGCGTAAGTGCAGCACCAGCCACAATTTTATCTACCATGGTTTGTGTTTCTGTAGGGTCATCAATGCGTGGCTGACCCGCCACGCCCTGACCTTGCATACTGGACCTAGGTGCAGGTCGTACAGGACCCTGAGGTGCAACCTGTGTGTTTCGTCTAGGTGCAGCAGGAGCAGTTGGCTTCTTAGGTACAGTAGTAGATACGGGCTTTACTGGTGTTGTCCCCGCTTTAGCAGGAACAGCCTTTGCAGGTACTGCTTTTGTTGCGGTGTTACCTGACAGTCCACTCATAAAACCACCCATACCAGCACTAGGTGCAGGTGTGGGGGTTGGTGTAGCCGCTTCGTATTTTCCCGTTCTAGGGTTGAATTTCATTTTCGGTGCCATAATACTCCTAGTAGTTGCCCAGAGATTTAATATCTACTGCGGTGTTTATAATGTTTCTGCTTTTTTCCAAACGCAAATCAGCCAAATAACTATCCAAATCAGACTGCTGACCAGCCTCATTGGCGGTTTGATTATTAAAATCTATATTTTGGTTTTCTGTTTCACGACCCAAATCTTTCTGCAAAGATTTAGCGTACTCCTCTAAACCAGCAGTACGAATACCAGACTTAACATTTGGTCCACCAAGCCCACGACGACCAAACGACGACACCAAAGGCTGAAAACCTTTAGTGTATCTTTCGTTTATATCAGTAATAGCCCTAGAACCACGCAACTGACCAAAAAAAGCCGACTGTTGATTTGCTGTACTTTGCTGTTTGCGTTTACGAATTGCAGCGTTAGCAGCAATTCCGTAATCGCCATATTGTGCAGATATGTCACTCATCGTTTTTCCTTCTTCAAAGTATCAATCTCAGTCTGTAGTCGGGCAAGTTCTTTCACCAATGATTGGATTATACCAACCATTGCTGAACCGTTATATTGCGTGGACAACAAGTTAATAGCAGCAGGATTCCAAGCCATTACTGTGCTTCCAGTGCTGCCAGTCGTGCTTCAAGAGTGTCAACTTTAGCAGATAGTTCTTGTATGGCTTTTATAGCCAATGCAGTCATTGCTTGGTCTTTCCACATTAGAGGAACATAAACACCATCAGTAAGTTTATGGTGTACCAAATCTGGTAAAACTTCTGCTACTTCTTCAACAATAAAACCGTACTGGTCTTGGGTTTGCAAATCGTAAACATCTTCTTCCCATTCAGTGTTTACCATCATGTCTTTCCACTTAAAGTTTTTTGGTGAAAGAGAGTTAACAATCTCAAGAGAGTCACCCATGGGTCGGATGTTTTCTTTATATTCCCTACGGGATACACCGCTTGCACTGTTTTGACAAACATAACCGTCTGACCTGACAACCAATGCCTTAACAGATGCTGAACTAGTTAATGTGTATTCGGAAGGAAAGTTTATTGAGTCGCCACCACTTAAATATATACCTGTATGAGTAACACGGTTGTATGTGTTTAACTCTTGGTTAGCACCAGGACCTGCAGGACCCTGAGGACCAGTAGCACCCGTACTACCAGTACCACCCTGTGGTCCCTGAACACCTTGCGGACCCTGAGGTCCCTGTGGACCCGTAGGACCTTGTGGACCCGTAGGACCCGTAGCGCCCGTAGGTCCAGACATTTGAACACCAGCAGCAAGTTTACCAACAGTAATAGAAGCATCAGCAATCTTAGCCGTAGTCACACCAAGGTCAGCAATTTTACCTGTAGTAACATTCAAGTTTAAAATCTTTGCAGTAGTAATAGCATCAGAAGCAATATCACCAGCAACAATAGTACCATCAAGAATTTTGGCTGTAGTAATAGCACCATCAGCAATATCGCCAGTAACAATAGTACCGTCAAGAATCTTATCCGAAGTAACCGCACCAGTAGCCAACTTAGCATTAGATACCGCACCAGCGTCAAGATTGACACCAGTAGAAACTGCTTCCGCAAAAGATTTTACAATACCAAAGTTGGTATTAACCTGTGATGCTTGTGCAGGTGTTCCTGCGACAAAAGTATTTAAACCAGAAATAGTAGCCATGTTACCCCTTTACCCTTCTTGGAACCCATTTGTATCCAATGCTGTTAATTCCCCATGGCTTTTCTAATTCGCCAGTGAAGTTTAATTGAACTGTCCGTGCCAGTCCAAGATTTTGTGCTGTTTTAATGCTTCCACCAAGAACAGAACCAGACCATACCGCTTGGTAAATGTTTTCTCCAGCGCCTTCAAGGGTCCAGTTCTGACCCCATTTCAAACCAACAGCAGTACTAGTTAGTTCAAGGTTGAATTCTCGTTTCTGAGAACCATCAGCCTCTTGATAGTCATGGTAAACCTTGACATTAACACTTTGGGTTGAAGCAGTTTCACGCATAACTAAATCAGGACGGCGGAACATTTTGCGTTGCAAAAATGAACCAGCGTCAAACCATTTAGTTCTATATGTAGTCACATAACCATCAACATCACCATTAACCTTAATAGCATCAAAGTTTTGTTTATACTGGTCAACCTGAACAACAGACTGAACAACAGGATGGCACGCCAGCCGTTGTTCCTGTCCAGTGTCATTGCGGAAATCTATACCACCACGAACACCATAACCATCTGATGTAGAAAACATTGTGTAAGAACCCATAGATGGGTCGTACACAATGTTGATTGTTTCAACAGAAACAGAGTCAGTAACAGAATAAGGCGCAGACATCCAAAGGCGACGCCCCATCCAAGACAAAGAAATCTTGTTTGTAATGTTGGTGTTTATATAGCCAAGGTCAAAAGCGGGACGGAGTGGTTCAAAAATGTTATTAATAGTTGAACCGTCAAAAAAATGTATTCCTTTACGGTTGGTATAAAAGAAAACACCTTCTTGGGCAACGACAAAAGAGTCAGAACCAGAACAACCAACATCGCTGGATATTTGAATAACTCTAAAATCGGTTGAATCATAACCAAGAATATAATAAATAGCGTAATCTTTAAAAACAACCAACCCGCCATTAACAACACAAATACCAGTTATACGGTTGCCGCCGCCCTCAACATCAATATAATCTATACTTCTCCAGTTGTGTGGAATATCTTCATAAGACCAGCGCACTCTGTTGGGGTGGTCAACCCCAACTTCGTTAGTTCCAGCAACAAACATGCGATTAGCATGTGCAGCAATAAAGTTAGCCTTAGGCATTTTTAAGTGAGCAATATTGGCACTGTTTTCTTGCCAAGGGTCGGGTGCTGAACCGCTAGGAGTAAAAGTAGTAGAAACACTAGGTGTTGAACCAGCAGACATTGTGCCGTTCCATTTATATCCACCATCACCAGCCTGTCCAGTAACCATATACAAATCAGTACCCCAAGACGCAGCAGAAATACCATCCTCGGCAGTACCGACAATGTCCCCGCCACTATGAGTCAAAGCAGTCCATGCAGTACCAGTATAATAAAAAATCTTTGTGTCGTTAACCAGCAACAATCTGGGCACTGCACTATAAAAAGGAATCAAACGATGAGGGGACCAAGTACCCGCAATCGTTGAAGCAGTCAAGCGTGACATTCCACCACGACTAAAAACACCACCACGAGGGTCAACTTCAACATTAAGCATCTGAGGAGATTCATTGTCTTGCAACTGAAACTGGTCAGAACGCAAATTTAAACCACCAGTAAAATCTTTTTGCTCAAAAATTTCAATAGACATTATAGATTCCAATTTGCACGGTTACTACCCAGCGATTTAATCCATCCGTTATATGAACCATTTCTTTGCATACCAGCCGACAACAACATAGGGTTATGACTAGTGGGTGTTGTAGCAGTTTTCAACGCCAAAGCAACACCCTCATCAAAAGAACCTTTATACATTTGAGCCATCGTAGTATCTTCTAACTGCTGATAAACACGACTACAAGCATAATAAACCAAAGCAAAATGCAAACTAGGACTAGCATCCACATCGCCACCATC